CGGCCACGGCCTCGGTGTACCAGGCCTTCGCCTTCACCGCTAAGTACTTCGCGGTGGGACCGGCGACCTACTACGGCTGCTTCCAGGACTCCGTGGGTTCCGACACTGTGCGCATGCTGGTAACCGGCACGCAAGACAACCGCCTGACCAAGGGGCAGACCGGGGCCACCTTCGGCACGGTTCCCGCTCTGACTGTTCCGACCGCATTCGCAAGTGCGGTGGGGCCTTATTTGTACGCGTACTGACCCATTCCGGGCGCGCCTCCGCATCGCACGCGCGCCCGGCTTTTTCTGTACCATGCCCATCAACGAAGCCGGATTCGTCCGGCGAAGCAATCTCACCAGAGAACAACGCAGGGAAGCCGAGCTTGCCGTTTATGGCTACCCAAAGGATTTCATGCCTCAGCAGAATCAACCGACCCGCGAAGAGTTAGAGCACATGCGACAGATTTTGGCGCGCTTCGGCGAGACCAAGACCATCAAGGAATTCGATCTCAACAAGCCGCCCGCCGCGCCGTACCGCCACCAGGAATTCCCGAAGGCGATGCACGACCATGCGGCGCGCGTCGTGAAAACGGCAACGTCCGCCGCGCATCAGGCAGAGCTTGAAGCCGCCGGCTATGTGACGGTAGCATTCGCGAGCGAACCGCCCGAAGTCGAACTCGATGCCAGCGAGCGCGCGGAAGCCGCCGCCATCGATGCCAAGCTTCTGAAGAAGAAGCGGTAGTCCCGCGCCCCCCGCGCCCCCATCCCCCAGCCCCTAGTCCCCGTTTTCCGAGGTTCCCATGACCGTACAGCAATACATCATCGATCCAGCGTGTAAACTCCTCAGCCTAATTGCAGCCGGCCGCTCGATGGCGACCAACGAGTATTCCGACTGCCTTGACGCGCTCAACGAGCTCGTGGACACGTCGTCCGCCGAAGGCCAGCTTATTTATCAGGTCACGCACGAAACGTTTAACCTGACCGGGCCGGCTACCTACACCATGGGGCCGACCGGCACGTTCAACACGGTGCGACCGGAGAAGCTGCGCGCCGCGGTGACGCTCGCGTCGAACAATGCCTCCCAGCCATGCGAGATTGTCTCTGCCGAGAAGTTCTCGGCCATCCCCGACCGGTCCATGACCGGCCTGTTCGCCGAGTGGATCTGCTGCGATTATGCGGACCCCATATCGAATCTGTTCCTCTGGCCCGCACCGGTCACTGGCGGGTCCTTGGAACTGTGGTCCTTGAAGCCGCTCACCGACTTCATGACCATCGGCGACACCGTGGTGTTGCCTGCCGGATACCTCGCCTATCTGAAATTCAACCTTGCCGTGGCCATCGCCGGCCAGTTCGCCGGCGCGAAGCTCACGGAGGCCACCATTGCCAGCGCCCAGCAAACCAAGATGGGCCTGGCCAAGCTCCACATGGAGACCATCGGCGAGTCGGGCATCATCGGCACGCCTACGCCCAGCCGCCGCCCCCAATTGGCGCCCGCCGTCCCGGCGCGTGGCCCCGTGGCCCAGGGAGAATAAATGGCTCTCCAAGTCCAGGACTTGTTAAACACGGCGCTTGCCAGCATTGGCGCAATCCAAGCGGGCGAAACGCCCAACGCCAACGACCAGGCTCTGGCTCTGCTGTGGGCCAACCTTGACTTGGACACGCTGAGTGCCAAGAAGCTCTCGCCGCTGGGCCTGCTGCATTACCTGGGCGCGCTATCCGGCGCGGCCTCGTATACCTTCGGCACCGGCCAAACCTGGAACGTGGCGCGGCCGATGAAGATCAAGAGCGCGTCCACCATCGACGCGAACAATATCGAGACTGAAGCCAAGATCGTCAGTGCCGAAGAGTGGATGGGGATACGCGATAAGACGCGCGTCGGGCTGTACGTGCAGAGCCTGTTGTGGGACAACGGCTATCCCACTGGCAACATCTACGTCACGCCCATGCCAGCCGCGGGCAACGTCTCGCTTTGGATGTATCGGGAGATCGTGCAGTTTGTGAACCTGACCGACGCCATCAACCTGGCTCCGGGGTTTGCGGCATGCATCGTGAACCGGCTGGCGCTGATTCTCTGCATTCCCTTTGGGCGGCCCATACCGGAAGGGCTGCCGCAGATGGCCAACGACGCGCTGGTCACCATTAGTGAACTCCAGTCCGAGATCCTTGGGTCTTCCGTGCCTGTCGGCATGCAAGCGCCCGCGCCGCCGCCGCCTGGGCCGAAGACATAGCTTATAGAGCGTAGATCTCGGCGATCTGGCTCGCAGCCGTCCACACAATCACCCGTTCTCTGGGCACGTCCGACGGCCCGTCCTGTTCCATCCGGCAGATCCTGGCCATGCTGCCGCCGTCGAACACCACCCGCGAAGCGGTCAGGAACGTTTCCGTCCATCCGTCTCGATAAGTAATTCGCATTTCGTCTCGATTGTACCCCATGAGCGCCCCATCTCTTCCCCTCCCTAATCTCGGCACCTGGCTGGTCAAAGACCTGTGTTATAGGGCTCTGCGGGCCGCGCAGATCGTGAAGCGAGCGCAAGGCATCCCCAGCTCCTCGCAGTTCCAGGAAGCGCTGGGCGTGCTCAACCAAATTATCGATGAATGGGCCGCTCGCCGCCCTCAGGCTTTCGCTACAACGTTCACCCAATACACGCTCACACCCTACCACCAGCCGCATCTGATCGGCCCCGGCCTCGTGGCTCCCGACTTCGCGGCAGCCGTGCGGCCTGTACGCATTGAAAGCGCAGAGCTGGTGCTCACGGGCTTCGGGCCGCCTCCGGTCTCCGCGCCCAACGTGAACACGAACGTCGATCTGCCGCTGAACCTCCGCGACAGCGCGTGGTGGGCCAACAAATCAGTCAAGGGAATAAGCAGTACAGTTCCCACCGACCTGTACTATGAAAGCGATTGGGATTCCGGTGCGCTCTGGCTCTGGCCAGTCCCGGCAGCGGCTTTTGGCCTGCGACTGGAGACCTGGGTCACGCTCAGCCAGTTCCAAAGCATCAACGTGAAATTTTCCGCGCCACCCGCCGCCTTTTCGGCTTTGGCGTATACGCTCGCCCGTGCGCTCGTGGACGCCTACGAAGTTGAGATGCCTGGACAACTCCCGATCCTGTTGCGAGACGCCATGAAAGCATACCAGGGGAACAACGTGAAAAGCCCAAGGATCGCGAGCGCGGATTGGGGCACGGACGGCAATTCGCGTCGCGGGGACTTCAATTACATGACTGGCACTCTGCCGAGTTGACCATGCCTGCCAACCTCCATCTGCAATGCGCCCGCTGCCAGCGCCGCATCGTGATCCCCGGCCACCGCGCGCTCGTCGTGCGGCGCGTAGCCGGCGCGATGGTCACGCGCGAAGATCCCAGCCGCATGCAGCGTGAAGCCGACCGGCGCGGATGGACCGGCGAGCACTGCTGCGATTGCGCCAAAAGTAGCCCATGAAGTTTGACACCTTCACCAGCGGAGCTTCGTCTACTCTGGCCTCTGTCGCTGCGAGTAGCGAGGCGTTAATCAACAGATACAGCGAGCCAATCGCTGGCAGCCCCGAGAAAGGCCCTGCGTGCCTGGTGCGCACGCCTGGCATCGCGCTCGTTGGCACGGCACCTACAGGGCCTGGCCGCGGCCTCTGGCCTGGCGACCATCGCCTGTTCCTCGCATCCGGCAGCCACGCCTACGAGATGACGCGCGCGCCGCTTACGGGCACCCCCACGTTCATCGACCACGGGTACATCGGCAACGACGGCAACCCCGCGCAGTTCTTTCCGAACGGCAACCAACTCTTCATCGCCAGCGATGGCCTTGGATGGCTCGACAGCGGCTCGCGGCGCGCAACCAATCTACTATTCGATCCAGCAATTCGATTTAGCCATTGACGCGGACGCACTGGCGGCCTTACTGGGCCGAGCGGCGGCATTTTCGACGCCAGCGATGTCGGGCAGACCATCCAGATCACATCCGGCACGGGCTTCATCATCCAGTCGCAAGTCATCACGTCCGTGGATGGTAGCGGCGAAGCGTACGGCGGCTCAAGCTGGGGAACAGTCGGATCCACCGGCGGCGAAGGTATCGAGTGGCTCTACGCGGCGCCCTACGCGCAGCTCAAAGCGTTCCAGGGCGCGTTCCTCGACGGCTATTTCTTCGCCAACGCGCCGGATTCGAACCAGATCCAGTTCAGCGCGAACGAAGACGGCACGCAGTGGAACCCGCTGGACTACTTCTCGAAGAGTTCGTACCCCGATAACGTGGCCGCGATGCAAGCCGATCACCAGGAGCTTTATACCTTCGGGGATCTGGAATCGAGCGAAGTGTTTCAAGACACCGGCGCGGCTGCCACTCCGTTTTCCCCCGACCCCGGCGCCATCATGCACTATGGCTGCGCGGCTCCCTTCAGCGTGGCGCGTCTGAGCGAAGGCCTAGCATTCATCGGCGGCGACGTGCGGCGCGGAGACCGGCTGGCGTTCCTCGCGGTGGGCTTCCGCCCGCAACGCATATCGACGGCGGCAGTAGAGATCGCCTGGGCATCGTATACGACAGTTGAAGACGCCATAGCCTACACCGAGATCTATCGCGGCCACCAGTTCTACGTCATCCACTTTCCCAGCGGGTCCACCGTGATCGCGGGCGCAACGCAAGCCACGCCGAGCGTAGGAGCCACGTGGGCCTACGATCTCACGACCGGCACATGGCATCAGCGGGGTTATTGGAATGGCACGACCGATGCGAATGGTTTTCCGGTCTGGAATCGGCAGCGGCAAAGCTTCCACGCCGTGGCGGCGCTGGGCGGCACGAACACCGAGAAGCACTACGTGCAGGATTGGCAAAACGGCAACATCTACGTGCAGGACGAAACGCTCCTGAACGACAACGGGACCACCATCTACCGCGTTCGAATCGCACCGCACTTAACACTGGAACGGAAGCGGTCTTTCTTCTCCCGGTTCGAAATCGATTGCGATCTACTGGGGCTCGCTCGTATTTTTTGGCAAAGGCTTTCATATTCAAGGGATAGGGTGTGGGCCCTGATCGACTGGCAGCCAACAGGGCAAGGCGTGTCAATGACACTGATGTCCTCGGAGACGAGCGGACAGACGTGGAACACGTACTCGACTCAACAGGTGGCCTCGGGGATTGATGTGACGCTGGCCAACGCCTATCTGGAAGTCATCCCTGGGACGTTTTGAGGCGGCGGAGCCATGGCTAAACTGTCGGGCAAATCGCTCACCAACTACGACCCGAAGAGCGCCACGCCGATATCTTTTGTCCCGGTACAGACAGACTGGTTCGACAGTTGGCCCTCAGGATGGAAAGGGCAAATAAGCCGCACGTGGATTTTGTTTCAAGAGTTTAAAGAAGACCTTCGCCCCCACGCCCCCCGTGATAGGCTTCAGCATCAACACGGGAGCCACCGGAACCGACGTGGCACTGATCTACGCGGCAGCCCGCTCAGGCAGCTTCAACGTGTGCGTGGTAGTGGTCAAAGAGTCGGACGCCACGATCCCGCTAACGTTCACCGTCAACCAGAACGGCACGCCCATCTTCGCGACAAGCAACACGGTGGCGGCCGCGGTGGCCGGATTCACCAGCTACCAATTCACGAATTTCGTCACGACGCCCCTCACGGTGGCCGAGTACGATCTGTTTTCCATCGACATTTCCAGCGGTTCAGCGGACTGGGTGTTCACCGTCGCGCTGCAAACTGCCCCAGAGGCGTAGAATGGGAGCCATGACTGAATCCCAAGCACTTGCTCTCGCGTTAGAAATGTTTCCGAATGTTACCTGGTCATCCGCCTCATCAAACCAGACCATGGTTGTGGGCGACAATAACCCAGAGGCCTGCTGGCTGGTGAATGGATCGACGAGCATCCACGAGCCGGTCATCATCATAGTGAAATAGCTATCCGGTCCATCCGTAGTTGCTTGGCCCGGAACCGCCCCCGGCAGCGATGGTGATGCTGCACTCGACGGTACCAGCCGCACCCAGCGTGTCCACCGCCTGGATAACGAAAAAGAACGTTCCGGTGGTGGTGGGGTCTCCGGTAAGCGCCCCGCTTGAGCTGAGAGTCAATCCCGGAACCGTGCCGACTATCGTGTAGGTGTACGGGCCGGTCCCTCCCGAGGCTGTAAACGCGTGGGAGTATGCCGTACCCACCGTGCCGTTGGGCGGCGAGTTACAGGACACCGACAGCGCCGGCGTCACGCTGCCACAGCCCGTGGACATGGCGGTGACGAGCATCGCAACGCACCCGGACCTCGCCGCCCCGCCCGCCGTCTCTGCCGTATAGCCGACCACGGTCCCGTTCGACGTCCACGCCGTGCTCACATGCTGGTCGTCGTACTCGGTGGCAATGGCCAGGCAATCCACACCTGGATTGACGAAAAGCGCGCAGGCCTGAGCGCCAGCCAGGTTGGCTGCACCGCCAATCGAGATATAGACTGGCCCGGTTGTGGGGCCAGCCAGAGCGCCAGCCAGGAAATTGGTAGCCGAGTTTCCGCCGGAGGCCGCATGGTTCGAGATGCTCCCAAAAATCAGGTAGCTGGCCGGGACGCTGAACTCCATGGCGATGAGGCTGGGACCTCCGTATCCATAGCCCGCGCCCATGTAGGTCATCCCGCCCACCGAAATGGTGATTGGGTTATTGGGCGTAATCTTGATATTGAGCGCCACGTATAGACCGCATGTTGCCTGCGTCGGCGCGCCAGGCACGGTCGCCGAGACGCCACAGTATTGATTCCCGTTGTCGTCGCTCACCGAGGTTGGCAGCGTAGGGTTTCCCCCAGAGTTGGTGCCAGCCATCACCGCCAGCACGATCATGTTGCCCGCCGCGCTGTTCGAGCCGAATGTGACCCCGAACGCACCGGGGTTGCCCGTCGTCGGGCTAACAATGTGTTGGATCAGGGTGAAGCTGCTCATGAGGACGTCACCACCGCAATGGCAGGCACGCCCAGGATGTTGTACGACAGGCCGTTAGTGTTGATGTTGGGATCGAAAAAATCCAACCCGAACGGCTGCCACAAATAGCCGGTGTTGGCGACGGTCACGTCGCCGGCCGCGGAAGTGTAGCCGGTTGCGCTCTCATCCACGAAGCCGCGCACTGCGCCCGGAAAGCCCGCGACTGGCAGAAGCGACCAGTCGTGAGTGTGGCCCGATAGGTCGTAGATCGCGCCGATCACGGTCATAAAGTAAGTCGCAGGCGCCCCCGCATGGATCGAAATGACATTGGCGATTGCGGTGGTGGGCACCGCGTAAACTCCAGGGAACGCGGTCGGCTGCATTGCAAACCACTGGGCCGGCCCGGTGTAGGCGTATTCCAGGATGATCATGCTGGTCACGCGGGTCAATGAGCTATTCGCTGTGACGGTGTTGGCGCCCGCCGCCATGTGGGCGCAAACGAAGCCGTTCATGCCGTTCAGATTGGTTATGACCTCGGCAGGGATGGGGCACCACGTGTTTCCGTTCGAGTCGGAAATAGTGCTCGGCGGCGTCCCGCTGCCGGTGAACAGCCACACCACGCCCAGCGCGCCCGCCGCGTTCGGGTTGGCATAGGCCAGGTTGATGACGGCGCTCGATACGTGAATTGTTATAGAACGAAGCATCTTGAACGAACGTCACCGGCATGCCAGCCTTAATTGTATGAGATTTGAACGGTCAACAGATCTGAAACTGGTGCGGGCGATCCTCACCGACCCGGACATCTACGACCGCATGGGCGACGACGGGTTGCCTCCCCGCGAAGAGTACCAGGTGCCCAATCACCCCGGAATCTGGTGGGTAACCGTGTGGGACCGCGAGCGCCTGTTAGGCCTCTTCGCGTTCTTCCCCGAGAATGCGATTTGCTGGGCCACGCATGTCGCCCTGTTCCGCGGCATTCACCCGCGCCTCACCGCGCAGGCCGGCCGGGAAATCGTCGATTGGGTGTTCGCAAACACGCCATGCGTGCGGCTGATTGCCTCGGTCCCGGCTTTTCACCGCGCCGCGCTGCGGTTCGGGAAACGCGTTATGGGCCTGAGGTCGTATGGGCGAAACTGGAAAAGCTTCCTCAAGGGCGGCGCGCTGTATGATCAGATTTTGATGGGGCGCTCGAAGGGCGATTTGCGCAATTCCCAGCCCCAGTCATCACGGTTGTAGCTGATCCAGCGTACCAGCCCGTCTTTTTCGAGAGATTTAAGGACGCGGCTCGCGGCGGCGCCGGCCCCCTGCGCTGTGAAAGTCGCCTCCGGCCAGATAACCTGGGCTACTTGGGCCGCTCTGGTTAATTCGCCGGGCCGGCGGGATTGCAGATAAGTTAGGGCGCGGCGTTTACATTCGGGCATGCGAACGGCCTGTTTTACGCGGCGCATCGATCCTCACGTTACCTGAAGCGGCGCGCGCCCGCATCTTTCTCCTTTTTTCGCTATGGGGCGTTCGAAGCCTACGGCCTAGGGAGCCAGTACCAGAAGGTAGACGCCCCGCGCGGACGTCTTGCGTTCTTTGGAAGCGTTAGGGCCAGGCCGAAAGGCCAGAACAGTCCCAGCCTGCGGCGAATGCGCTCCTTTGGCACGCCGGTGAGTTCCGACCATTCCACCAGGGTGAGATTCTTGCCGTCATGGGCGTAGCGAACGGCCTGTTTTACGCGGCGCATCGATCCTCACGTTATCAGGTTTTGATCCATCGATTTATTGTCGAATGCTGAGTCGTATTGTCGAATGCTGAGTCGCAAATAAACCAGCTTCGCGGGAGGTAGAGACAGGCCATCTTTAATCACGTCGGTGATTTCTGGGATACAGGGGTCAAGTGCCGCAGCATAACGCCGCCAACACGCTCGCGGGCGCGTACAACACCGCCGGGCAGACCGTCACCGGCGCCGCCAACACCCAAGATCCGCTGATCACCAACGAAGCCGCCACGGCCGGCACTGGCGTCACCAACGCGGCGGCCACGGCCGGCACTGGCGTAGTTGGCGCAGCGGGCACGGGCGCGCAGAATGTAGTTGGCGCAGCGGGCACCGGCGCGCAGAATGTAGTTGGCGCGGCGGGCACCGGCGCGCAGAATGTACTCAACTCGGCTGGCTCGACCATTGCCGGCCTGAATCCGTATGCCTCGGCCGGGTCGACGGCCGCGGGCCAACTCTCGGCACCGCTACAGGTCCGGGCGGCTCGCTGAACACGCCGTTCAGCGCCTCCATGATGGAGTCGCAAAACCCCGGCTATGAGTTCCAACTTCAGCAAGGCCAGCAGGCCATGCAGCGCGCACAGGCGGCCGGCGGCACCGCTCAATCCGGCGGCGCGTCGAAGGCACTCGAACAGTACACCCAGCAAACCGCCAACACCGACTATCAGTCGGCGTTCAATAACTACCAGACTTCGCAAAACGCCCTCTTCAACCGGCTTTCGAGCGTGGCTGGTATGGGCCAGCAGGCTACCGAATTCGGCGGCCAGCTCGGCACGCAGGCGGCGGGCACGGCCGGCGCACTCAACACGCAAGGCGCAACCACCGCCGCCGGCTTAAACACGAACGCAGCAACCACCGCCGCCGGCTTAAACACGAACGCTGCGCAGTACCAGGGCACCACCAACACCAACGCGGCGCAGTATGCCGGCACGGCGGGAATTCAGGCGCAAGACCTCAGCTCGTCGAACGCCCTCAGTGCGGCCAACTATCTCGGCAATACGCAGATTGGCGCGGGCAAGGCCATCGCGAATGGGGACTTGGATCTGCCTCGAGCGCCTGGAACGGAATGCTGAACAGGAATCGGCCAGGCGGGGAACGACCTAATCGGGGCCGGGGTCGCTTCAAGCGGCGGCAACGGCAGCTTTCTCTCTAATCTCTTCTAAAAGGAAACAAACGAATGTCATTGCCAATACAGCTCACTGCGCAGTTGGCTCTAACCGAGAGCGGCGTCAGCGTGCAACTCGGCGCGAGCGGCGTGTACGTCGCCATCGCCGGCTCCAAGTACGCTCAGCAGGTAATGTCTGTCCCGACCACTTCCGGCGGCACGGCTATTCCGGTTTCGAGCCTGGCCAACGTTGGCTACGCGCTCTTCATCAACCTCGACCCCACCAACTATTGCGATATCCTTACGGCGGCTTCCGGCACGGCATTTGCGCGCTTGCTCCCTGGCGACGTTCACCTGTTCCGCTTCACGCCGGCCATAACTGCGCCAGCCCTTTTGGCGCATACCGCAGCCTGCCAAGTTTGAAATGCTGCTCCTGGAAATTTAGGGCGACTTGGCCAGCGCCGCTTTGAATCGTTTTTCAGCGGCGCTGGCGATCAAGCTGCAAGCTGCCTCGCGTATTCCTAACAGCCATCTGGCCTGCTCGGCAGGCTTCAATTCCCGGAAGTTGGGAACGATTTGAATGTAGTTCACTCGCTTGTACATCCGCTCCGCTTGCTCCCAGTATGGGCCTGAAAACGAGCGCGCCAGCTCCTCGAATGTGCAGTCATCAGGAAAATTCCAGTCCATAGAATACATAATCCCATGGCAATTGAGTTCGCACCCCCCCGATAGCCCGATCTTTCGCCCGCCGCAGATCACGCCCGCCACATACACCAGCCCGCTGCAAAGCGCGCAGGCGTTGCAGACGCTGCGCAACACGCAGGCGCAGAATGCGCAGCAGCAGGCGCAGACTGCGCAGACGCAAGCTGTGACCAAGGGCGTGGGTCTGCAAAACACGCAAACGGCGCTGGACATCCAGAGCGGGCAGGGGTTTTTGCAAGCCTATCAAGACAATCACGGCGACGTCGATAAGACGCTGCAAGCCGCCCCCGGATACAACGTGCTGCCGAAGGACATCATGGCTTTCGGGACCCACATGGCGAATCTG